TTTAGGTTTTTTACCTGTACCTTTTTTAGGGTCTACTTCATTTAGTAGGTCTAATAGTTTAATCATTTTTTACCCTTAATTTTATAGTACATTTGTATACATAGCCAAGAAATTGATGCTATATAAAATAAACCAGTAAGTAGAGGATTAAATACTTGAAAGAAACTGTTTAGAGTAGCTAAACTTACAGATATAAATCCAATAAAATTAAATTCAGGATTATTATGCATCGTATGTTGTTTATATATTTAAATGGAACGATGCTAATAAATATTAGATAACTATAACATTCTTGATTTTTTGAATATATTCTTGAAGGTCTTTAATAGCGGCGTGATGTAGTATATTATTACCTTTCCATGTTTCAATATCACCACCTTCAGTTACAAATGATTCTTCATTATTATTCATAAGTAATTCTAGTAAAACATTTTCCATTTCTTTTAAATGGTATGTTAAACTACGTTTATTCATTTCTAACTGATATTCTTCAAATTTACCTTGTGTTTTTAGTAAAGTCTCATGTTTAATAACACAATCAAAACAAGCATTATGAATTGGATACATAGTTTTATCCAATTTACTTTTCATTGGATGACTACATTTAGGACAGTTTAGGGGCATTGTAACACGCTTTCTAACAGCATCTAATTTAGTTACCGTTTGTTTAATACCATCTTTAATAGTCCACTGTTTGTTATTTTCTTCCCAAACATCACCTTCTTTACGTTCAACATATTCTTTATTATAACCAATTTGGGTTGTTGTTTTGTTGTCTGAGGTTTTAGTAATGATGTTACGCATGCGTTGCACATCACGTCCCTTAAATTCCTTTATTAATTTCGATTCAGCCATAACTATATTTTATTTTTTTTTTATTTCTCGTAAATAGTATTATTTAATTTACCAAACTTTCTTAACAATACACCAGCACTAGCATTAGCTTCATTTTCAATTTCACTTCCTGTATTTCCGCTATTTAAATCTAGTCTACCGTCTTCTGCTTGTTTACGGTGAACTAACTCATGTGCTAGTGTTCTTAAATAGTCTGCGGGTGTTCTATCTTTAACATATAACCATACTTTACTATCTTCTGGGTTAAAATATCCCATTGAACGATTATCTTTAGCCTTATTTGTATCGTGTGATATTGTTATTCCTGTTGGTAATTGTTTTAATTTTAATTCTGCTGCTGCAAACTTTATAAATTCTTTAATTAAACCATACGTTTTAGAATTACCTTTTTTTTCATTCATTGGTTCAGGTAATGTATTAGTTTGTAGATTTAACGTACCTTGTAATACAGTAGGAATTGAACCTAATGCTTTATATAAAGATAAAACAATATCTCCTCCTACTAAATAATATTTATCCGGTCCATAACATAATACCATTGGTAATGGTAAATGTTTACCTCTTTTAATTTGATCTATATATAGTTTAGGATTAATACCTTTTTCTAATGCATATTGAATAGCCTCGTCTAGTGATTTAATCTTATATGATTTACTGTTTTCTAGTTTAGACCACATATCATCAGATAATACCACTTCATCACCAGCAGTAAAAGCGAATACCATATCATCAATAGGAAAATTAAATACAGCAGCTGCTTTTTCTACTACCCCTCTATTTTGATTAACATAGTCTTCATATTCATCACGGTCAAAGTTAATTGGAGGAGATTCGTGTAATTGAAGTACTTCTGTCCACCATTCTTTACTAAATGTTTCTTGGACTTGTTTATTTAAAGCAGACATGAATTCTTCTACAGTAATTCCTTCTGGTAGGTATTTTTTAATTTTTTCTTCATTTTTACTAGCGATAGCTGCTCTTAATCCCGTTGCATTTACTCCTTCTACTTCACCAGCATCAAATACTTTTACATTTGGATATTTTTCAATTGTTTTATAGCGATCTATTTCTCCTTTACCAAATGCTACTCTAAATTCAGTATCAGGATTATCTGCTACAACATCATATGTTTCTTTAATAGGAGTAATTGATGATACTCTTACTTCAACAGAACCGTCTAACTTGGTTTTATATAAATCCCATATAGCCATACTTTCATCTGCTGTGATACCATCTCTTGTTTTAGGAGATATTAGTACTACTACTTGATCTGAAGCTTTTAGTAGTTGTTCCACTACATTAAAATGTCCTTTATGGGGTGGTTTAAAAGCACCAGGAAATAATGCTATTACTGGTTGTGATTCTTTTTCTTGTTCTGATAATATAGATGATATGTAATGTTTTAAAGTATTTTCAGATAATGTAGAGTTTACTTTATCTAATGCTTGTTGTTTATTATCGCCTTTAGGTGTATTAACTTCACCGCTTTTAATAGATACCATAGAATTAAATATACCTTTAATACGAGTTTTAGAACGAATATTTTTTACTTTAGACGATATATCATTTAATAAATCTTCAAAACTACCATCTATATTGTATCCAGTAAATAATTTTTTAATACTAGACCAGTTGCTACTTTTCCAAACTTCTGTTCTTTCAACTTCTTTAAAATTATCTAATGTTACTATACGTAATGTTAATCCAGCACTTGATAAATTAAATTCATATTCTTGATTTGGTTCAAGTGTAGGAACATTTTTAATACCTAAACGTGCGAATATATCTTTTGGATCTTCCTCTAAACATATAACTTTAGATAATCCTAACATTAAACCTTGTATTTCAGCAGGATAATCTAAAAATTCTTTTTTAAATTCAGCTTCTTCATCACTAATAGACACCATATTATCTATTTGAACGTATTCACCTGGTTGTCCGGTAATAGGATATAGTATAGTAATAATTTCACCTGTATTAAGGTATTTTTTACCTTTATATTTATCACTTTTGAAAGGAACAATAACGCTATCTGATAATGATGATAGATATTTTGCTAATTCTACTTTAATACTTTTTTTATCAGTTGCTGTTAAATTAACTATTAAATCTAAATCACCAAAATCATTTTTACTACCAGTATTATATGAACCTGATATTTTAGCTCCTTTAAAGCCTGGGAATTTGCTTAGTACTTTACTTATATAGTCTTCTGCAGTTTTAGCTACAGATGACCTAATTATTCTATTTCCTCCTGCTGATCCTGACATATTATGCTTTTTCTGTTTGGTAAGGTATTAGGTTAGATATGTCTGGTAGAAATTTACCTTTTAATCCTAATCTTTCCTGGTTATCTATCCAATATTGTTGTAGATTTTCAGGTATATCGGCTCGTGTTGAGTCTAATATTTTTAAATATCTATCCATAATAGAACTGTATTCTTCTTTAGATAGATTTTTTTTCATATAATCTTCTAACTTAAAATAATCATCTAGAATATCTTGAGTTATATTAAAATTATATAATTTATTTAATAACTTAACAGCTTCTTGTGGTGTTTTTGCTTCTTGTGTTCCTGTTTCTTTGTCTACAACACCAGTTGAATGACCAAATGTTCTACCTTTATTTGAAAATAAAGCTAACATAAGTTGTGTACGGTGTAATCCTTTAACGTTACCTGAGTATGTGTTAGAATAATAACTAAAGCGTAACCATTCTGGGTTGCCTATATTAATATCAGTTTGAACTGCTTTACCTAATTTCTCACCATCGGGTCCGTATTGTGGTATAGCGCAGAATATAGACCCAGAACCAGAGGCTTTGGTATCTACTTCAACATCTTTTAAAGCATCATTAATTTTTTCTCCAATTAGTACAATCATTGCACGTAATTGAATTTTTTCAGGTGATGCTGTTCTAGAACTTTTAGTATATTTTGCTACTAGTTCGTTATATTTTGTCTCATCTACACCCCAACCTTTAAAATCAGGTTTACCTTCAGGAAATAAGTTTTTAATGTCGTATGATAAATCAATATCACCCGATACATCTTTTTTACCTGCTGAACCTAATTTTTCAAATGATTTGAAAGATGATGCTTTGGCAGGAAATATTTTAGATAATTGATTTTTAAATACTTCTACTGTAGGCTCAATGTTTGCTTTTTCAATTGAATCTGTAGTACCAAATACATTACCACCCTCTAATAGGATTTGTTTAACGATGCTTATTAGTTTAATCATAATTATACATAAATATAATATAAAAAGGTGACTTAACTAAGTTAAGCCACCTATAAATATTATTATTCTGCTATTTTAATCGAAATAGGTAACATCTCAGTATGTGGTTTGAAATCGGGATTTTCGAGTTTATATATCTCGTATATGTTTTTAAACATTTGAAAACTCGATGCTATATTACCGTATGAACGTAATTCCCAACCTTTACCTTGAATTTTACCTTCTTTACCAGCAGTGCGAGTAGAAGCTTTTAACCATAATACACCTGTTTCTTCGATAGGAGTATTATGTGTTTCACTCCAGGCCATAGCATAAGCGGATAATTGTAAACCATAACTAGTATGTAATGAATTAGATGTTTTAATATCAATTAACCACATTTTACCGTTAATTTTACAAATTAAATCTGCTGTACCTGCATATTCATGGTTATCTGAGAATACATGATATTCAGTTGCTATTAGTTCTGGTTTATGTGTATTCCAAAACTCAGCAAACTTTAATATCATCTTCCAGACATCTAAATTATATTGAGCTTTACCATGCTCATCAATCCATTGAACTTCTTCTCCATTAATAAATCTTTCAATAGCGTTATGGACTTGTGTACCTTCACCAGCTGCTTTTTGAGCAATGATATCAGCATTGTGTCCAACGTCTTTTAGCCAAGAATGAAAAAATTGATTTTTAGGAAAATAATTTAATACTGATGTTACAGAAGGATAATATTTGCCACCTCGGCTATAGAATCGGCTGTCTAAAACATTAACTTGTTTGTCCCCTTCCTTATATTCAACAAGGCGTTTGATTTTGGGATCCTTAATAATGTTTGTGTGTCTTTCAATAATCATAATTGTAGTTTTTTCATCAATAAGCTTTGAAAGTCTAAAGGTTGGGCTTGTTCGATACAGTTTAAAAATCGTTCAAACCCGATTTCATTTGCATCTTTACCATCTAATTCTACTAAGTAAATATCTTTACCATATGTCATTAATTCTTGAGCATATTTTAAAGCATTTTTAATAGCATCTGGGTCTAATGCAATGTAAATTCTATTGACAGAAGAGCTTACTAATTTCTTCATTAATTTTTCGTGAATAATTTTCCCAAATAGTGGGATTACGTTACGCTTAACTGTTAATGCATCAAACATACCTTCAATAAGGATAATAGGAGCGTCCCAGTTTATATATAATTCTAAACCTATTGCGGATTTAGCATCTATAGGTGGGTTTTTATATTTTTGTATTCCTTCTCTATACGCACGAGCAATAAAATAATTTATCACTCCATTTTCATCATATGATGGGATTATAACTCTATCTTTATATGGCCCATCATTACAAAATCCAATGTTATATTTTATTATATCATCGGCTGTTATACCTCTTGTTTTTAAAAATTGAAGTGCATGTTTAGAATCTATTTGTGTTAGTTTATTTAGTTTATTTGTGTTAACTAATGGGATAAATTCTTTAGGTAATGCTAATACAGTAATATCTTGTTTATAATCAGTTCCACTAGGAACAATAATCATATTTAGTTCTGCTAACTTGGTGGCGGGTACTTTAGCGCTTTTAAGGAGAGATCTAATGGTTTTACCTTTAGCTTCACATACCCAACAATGCCATGGATTTTCTTTTTTTGCGTTTGTTATGCAATTGATTTCCATTTTATTTTTATGGTGAGTACAGAAGGGACACTTAAAAGCATAATTGCCTTTACTTGTTTTTTGGCCTTTACCTAATATAGATTCTAATAAAATTAGAAGTGCAGCATTTTCCATAATCTCAATGTACGAAACTATTTTGCCTATACAAAATCTTTACGGAAATATTTACCTCCTATATTGTCGTTATAACTTTCAGTAAATAATACTGAGTATTGGATTTGGTATTGTATTTCGTAAAATGTAAGTTGCTTTTTAGTAGGACAGAACTTTAATATTTCACGTTCGAATTTATCCTTACCTAATAGTTTAACATCAGCTAATAATTCTTTAGATGAACCCCAATATTCACGCCAACCACTATCGATTTGTTCTATTTTAGTAGTTGGTTTACGACCACGTGCTATGGGTTGTTCAGTTAATTCTTTTTTAGTGAGTTTCTTTTTCTTGTTATGGATAAATGATTTTCTACCAATGTAGAATTTATTTGTTTCTAGATTAGTAATTTTATAAATAAAACCATAATCATCTGTTGTAAAGTCATCCCGTAAAGGAACATATTCATATAACCAATTATTCATAAACTATGTATCAAATTTAACTATAAATGTCATATCAGTATCTAAAGAAAGTACCATTGGTTTACCTAATTTAGCAACCATTAATAGGTCATTATTATCATTATATAAACCAATTGTTGTTACATAT